CCCAACGGGCTACGACAGTTGGGGAACAGGTGGGGGAAATACGCCGCTCGTGGCCATGCCGGAGCGGGTCACAAGCTACGGCATCGGGAACGGGCAGGCACACGCTTATGCCAGCAAGGAAAAATCCGGGACACTGGACACAATGCACGATGCGCAAGCTGTGGCAATCAAATATTCCGGCTGCCTGAATCCGTGGGACACACAGGCCCGGCGCGTATACGGTGAGGAGGGAACATTCCCTGCATTACCATCCAGAGAAACAGCGGGCGGAAACCAACAAGCGGTGCTGGCCGGGCAAAGAACAAGGTGGATCGTGCGCAGGCTGACACCAACAGAGTGCGAACGGCTGCAGGGCTACCCGGATGGGTGGACGGACATTGGAGAGTGGACGGACACCAAAGGAAAGAAACACAAGCCGGCGGACAGCCCACGGTACAAGGCACTGGGAAATAGCATTGCTCTTCCGCAGTGGTTCTGGATTGCCCAGAAAATGAAACCATACATGGGCGATGGGGCAAAGTTGGGAAGCTTGTTTGACGGAATCGGCGGTTTCCCGCTGGTTTGGGAAACTACATACGGCACCGGAACCGCCCGGTGGGCATCGGAAATTGAAGAATTTCCCATTGCTGTCACGAAGAAGCACTTCCCGGAAAGGAAAGCACATGAAAATTGACGTAGGAAAAATCGCCTTGGTGGCGGTTATGATCGCCGGCATACAGACCAGCGCACTTTACCATCGAATCGATGATCTGGAATGTCAGCGGGACATTTACAAGTCCAGATACGAGGACTGGGAGGACGTATCGAAAGAGATTGCGGAGTACGCCGACACCCTACGGGATTCGCTGAAAGCAAGGGACCGGCTGGATGGAAAACTGCTGGTGGAGGACGCTGGCGATTTTCTCTGCACGGCCTACTGTACAGAAAAGCGGGAGCACATCTGCGGCACCGGCACGGGAATCACCGCCAGCGGCGCACCGGTGGAAGCTGATGCGACGGTGGCTGCGGACCCGGATGTGTTCCCATTCGGGACGATCCTCTATATCGAGGACGTAGGAATCAGAATCGTTCAAGACACCGGCGCCGATATTCAAGGCAAGCGCCTGGACGTGGCTGTTTCGGGTAGTCACGCTGATGCACTCCACTGGGATGGCTACGGCCAGCACCGGGTTTGGGTCATTCGGGAGGCAGAATGAAATGCAAAAAGCAATCGCCATTGATTTTGACGGGTGCTTGTGCGTGAACAAATACCCGGAAATTGGAGAGCCGATTCTCCACGTCATTGATGAAGCCAAAAAGCAGCAGGTTGCCGGTGCCGGGCTGATTCTCTGGACTTGCAGACAGGGCAAGGAACTGGAAGAAGCTGTTGCAGCCTGCGAAAAGTGGGGGCTGAACTTTGATGCGATCAACGAAAACTTGCCTTCCTGGAAAGAGTTCTTCAAGAACGACACTAGGAAAGTGGGAGCCAACGAATACTGGGATGACCGAGCAGTAATTGCGGATCAGACCTGTATTCTGCGTAGTGATAAGTGCTTCAAGGAGAACCAGAAATGAATCTGCCAGATAAAAAATACGATGTTATTTATGCGGATCCCCCATGGAGTTACCGCCAGCACGGGACGGGGCCGAAGAGCCGAGGAAATGCAGCGAAGCATTATAACACGATGACCGTTGAGGACATTTGCGCGCTGCCGGTTCGCCAGCTTGCGGGGGGGGGGGACAGGGATGTGCACTGTTCATGTGGGCGACATTCCCGACCATCCCAGACGCGCTAAAAGTTATGGAAGCATGGGGCTTTACATACAAAACGGCAGCATTTGTCTGGATCAAAAAATATAAATCGGGTGGAAACTTTTACGGCATGGGCGCGTACACTCGCGCAAATGCAGAGGTTTGCTTGCTTGGAGTAACACCTGGATTTAAGGCAAAAGAGTTGGTCAAAAGCCATGCGGTGCATCAAGTAATCGAATTTCCGATACAGGCGCACAGCGTAAAGCCGGACGAGGCCCGGCGCCGGATCGTTGAACTGTTGGGCGATGTGCCCCGCATTGAACTGTTTGCACGTCAACGCGCACCCGGATGGGATGCGTGGGGCGATGAATTAGAATAAATGGAGGAAAGAAAAAATGGATGGATTGGTAAAGACGCTGGTGATTCTGTTGCTGTTGCTGGGATTGGCACTGTGGGTGGCGGTAATATTTCTGGTTCCTGCTGCGCTGGTCAAGTTCTGCTGGCTGTATCTGTTCGTGTAATGACAGCAAAAGAACTGCTGACTGCAAGGAACAGGCTTTGCAGCAAGACACGGAATAAAAGAATATTTCTGCCGTGCAAAGGCTGCCCGCTGGACAAACTCCGGGAACCTGGAATGACCTGCCGGGATAGCGTGCTGAAACACAAAGCGAAAGCAGAAGAACTTCTGAAAACAGAATAGCGACACTCCATTATATAGGCCGCCCGTTGCAGCGGCCTTTTTCATGAGCATGGGAACAGGCCCGGCCCGGTTCAACTCCGGGATTGCCCAAAATCAAAAGGAGGATGTGCCGGTGCAGAGATATTATATCCTGCTGAAAGCGTCTGGAGGATACAGCTTGCCGGAATGGCTGCCGTACAGGTTGGATGCTGTCAGCGCAGAAGAAGCCATCAAGAAAGCAAAGAAGCTGGCCGAAACTCACTATCTGGAATACACGGATTTTGAAGTTCAGCTGATCGAGAACGAAGGGAGAAGCAAATGAAGCTGGCAGCAATCGCAAAACTTATCAAGGCTGACGAGTATTGCAAACTCTACAAAGTAATTTATGACGTGGGTTCTAACTACGACTTGTACATCGGCACCAAAACGGCAATCTTCCCGCTGACTGGTTTCCCGAAAGCACAGAATGAAAGCGAACTGGCAACGCTGCTGGGAATCAGCAAGAAAGAGTGGGCGGATATTCAGTTCGGTGCTGATTATTGCCCGAACGGCATCAATGACATCGAGGGCATGAGCCTGGAAGATACGGCGGACGGAGAGATGGACTGCGTAACAGGCAGAATCAGCATCCGGTACTGTGGGTGCGAACTGCTCCCTATGATTGAGCCGACTTCTGGGACGGTCGGGTTTGTGGATGCAAAGCAGATCATGCCGGTGGCAGATGAAATCCGCAAGAGCGGATATTTCAAATACTGTGTGCGGAAGATGGCGAGCGGCGGCCGCTATTACGTCATTAAAGATGGCATGGTGGTACGCGGCGCAATGCTCCCTGTGAAACTGGAACCCGCGGCAAAGCAGGAAATGCGCGCCCTTACCGACATGGTGATGAAAACCAAGGACTTTGCAGATGTTGAGGACTTGAGCGAGCGAGAGGATGAAGAGGGTGCGTAAGGCTTTGAAACGGCTGGCCTGGGCGGCTTGCTCTGTTGCACTGTGCGGAACGCTGGTGGGCTGTGATGCCGTGCCGGGAAATTACACCAAAGACAATGAAGCTCATGGGGAAACGGTGTATGTTTACCTGCCGAACGGATATTTATTGGCACAAGGAACGCCGGACGGAGTTTATAACAGCACCTACAACGATACCGTTACCGTGAGAATCAACGGAAAAGAATATCATACGAACTGGTCTAATGTGGTTTTGGTGGAGGAATAACATGGACGCTGTAAAGAATGATGTGAAGCGGCTGGTCAAAATCGAACTGGCCGCAGCCAACAAAAAGTTTCGGATGTTTGCCGGGCCGCATGAGGGCGTGGCGGTCATCCAGGAAGAAGCGGTGGAAGCTGCACAGGAAATGGATGGTCTGCGCCGGGAACTTAATGCTATGTGGATGGGCGTTTACTCCAATAATCCGCAGATCTCAACGAAAGGCGTATATGACCGGGCTGTTGCTCTGGCCGTGGAAGCCATCCAGGTGGCAGCAATGGCCCGGAAGTTCGACCGCAGCCAGCGCCGCCATTGGCCGGGAGCAAAGGAGCCGCACTATGGCGAAGAAGAGTGATGCGCCGGCAGAAATCAAAACCATCACGCTGACCATGAGCCGCCCGGTGGCGGAAGCTGTACAGGCTGCCTGCGAGTGGTACTTGCGCCTGCACATGGGCCAGTTCTGGGACGTGGCCGATGATCTGTGCATGGCGAAGTTTTACTCTGACCTGGAAAACAATGCTTTTCAGAGCAAAGAGCAGCGGGAAAATGCTTTTGATGTTGCGATTGATCGCAGGGACACTATGCGGGAGGAAATGGAAAGGCTGTATAACAGATGCGTCCTTTCCGCTCCTATCTCGGATGTGATGAAAGTACCGTACCGGGCAGAAATTGTCTGGTTGGTTATCCGGCACGCACTGGCCTGGCACGATAACCCAGAAGGTATGCCGGGCTGCGTCAGCTATTACGACCCGATGAACCGCAGCGACCAGCCGCAACCGAAAATCGAGTTGAAGCCGAGCGCAGAAAAAGACGGGCCTACCCACGATGGTAAGTACGAGGATCGCTAAATATGACAGAAAAACAACTGTATGATGCCACTGAAGTGGAGAAAGTGCTTAGAACGCTAGAGAAAAATTTCATGGGCGTTTCTCCACGCGGAAAAGAACAGGCAAATGTAGTGGCATTTGTAAGAAAACATATCTCAGCCATTCCGAAAGTAACCCCGGAGAATCTGCAACTGCTGACATACAACGAGGATGTGGAATATCAAAGCATAGATTCGTTCGCTTGTCACAACTGTGGAACGTGGATAGAAAATTGGAACAAAGTTGAAGAAGATTCCGGCGGGTGCAGGCGCAATGCGGGATGGTATGTGCCAAAGCATTGCCCGGAGTGTGGAGCAAAAATCATTTCGCATAAAAGCTGCGCATTTTGCAGGTGGCACTTGCAAGATGGAACCTGCTTCAACAAACTGGAAAAGAGATCAACGACAGGCCCGGAGGATTCCTGCTGGATCTGGGAGGAACGCGAGTAATGGAAAATGCCTGCTGCACCTGCCGCTGGCACGAGGGATACACCTGGATCTGCTTCAACGGTGAATCTCCGAACTGTGCCGACATGACAGACCCGGAGAATACCTGCGAGTGCTGGGAAGCCAGAACGGAAGAAAACGGTATCGGTGACTACGAAGTGAATTAAGCAAGCCCGTCATAAAATTGCCGCCCTGACGAGGCGGCAAGGGGCTTGTATGTGTAACTTAATCTAGCGACCACGGAAGAACACGCCGGGGAAAGCGGGGGTCAAGGGGGAGAAAACGAGGGCGGGTCTGTAGGGCTTGACGGAATGGGAAACTTAGAAAGACCTGCCCGGCGTTGTATCCCCCTTGTCCTGCGAAGCCGTGTGTGTTTGGCCCACAGAAAAGAAAATCCCAGTAGAACTTTGCGGAAGGAGGAAGTGAACGGTGCGGGCATGGTACATTCGGGAGCAGAAACACATTCTCGGAACATCCGATTATGCAGAAGTGGATCTCTTTGAAACAACAGACAAGGAACACACCGCGAGCACCCGCCGTAAAAGAGAACTGGCGACCTCCATTGCGCAGCAGAAGTATAACGACATGATAGCAAGGCGGTATTTCTGCCAGCTGGCCTATACGAATTTCGGGGAAAGCGACTGGGCGGTCACGTTTACATACGACCAAGACCACCAGCCAGCGCCCGGAGATTTTGACCAGGTAGACCGGGACTGGACGAACTTCACCCGCCGCTTGAAGCGCTTCTGCAAAAAGACGGGGCGGGAAGCATCCAAGTGGATGCAAGTTGCAGAATACAGCGTGGTGGACGAGGACGGGAAAGTTGCCGGCAGACACCACCATCATGTGATCCTGCAAGGCAATCTGACGTGGCAGGAGATCAAGGACTTGTGGCGGGACAGCACCGGGCGGCCGATGGGGCTTGTGAAAATTGAGCCTATCGACCTGACCTGTTCCAGCTTTGAGCGTTTGACGACCTACATGACGAAAGCCCGCGCCCGTATCCGGCGCTGGCGGCAGAGCCAAGGACTACAAAAGCCGAAAACCCCGCGACCGAATGATACCAGATGGAGCCGCAAGCGCTTTGACGAAGCGTTTGCCCTGCCGGATGATCGTGAATACTGGGAGAAAAAATACCCCGGCTATACCCTGCGCGAGTGCGAACAGCACATCACGGGGAACAACACCAAGCACCTGATCGTGAAATTGAAAAAGAAGCCGGAACCCCGGCGGAAGAACAGGAGGAACCAGCCATGAGCACCAGGCTAGAACTGGATGACCTGCCGCCGAAGTACCGCGCGCAGGCAGAAGCACAGATCGCGGCCCGCTACCGGGGAAAGTGTACCTCTACGCAGCCTATGGCCGATGCTGCCCGCGCTGCAGGAAAGCTGAGCAAAGCCTTTGATTCCTACGGCGAGTATGTGTACTATGTGGGAACCATCCTGCCCGGCATCCAGTCCGGCAAGATCGTGTCGGCAGAGCCGCACCCGCGCTGGACGCTGCTGCCGGAGGAAGAGTATTGCTGCATCAAACTCCCGGCGGCACGCTATACGGCGGACTACAAGATCACCTATGCGGATGGCCGGGTGGATATTGTGGAGATCAAGAGCAAATTTACCCGGAAAATGCAGCGGGACTATATCTACCGCCGCAGGCTTTTTATCGACCTCATAGCCAAGCCGAAAGGCTGGGGCTTTGTTGAGATCATCAACCCGGACACCAAGGCAGAAGTGAAAGAATGGAAGCGCCTGGCCGAACAGGCGGGAAAGGATTCATCATGGGCAAAAGCAGAGCAAGAGTGCCGGCCTTCTACCGGCAGAGCATCCAGAACGCGGTAAACCAGCAGATCAATATTGGCAAGTCGAAGCACCGCACGATGCTGAACCGTGAGGCAATCGGGCAGGTGGTTTCCTACTGCACCATCGCGGCCGCGCATGATCTTTTGGACTGGGGCGAGAAAGAATCTACCATCCTGACCCTGAAAATGAACAATGCTGCATCCCGGTATATTCTGGATCATGACAAGTACGGTGCACCGGAAGCCAAGAAGCGGCTGGAAGAGCGCACCGCCCACCTGATGCCGGAAGAGTTCTGGCTCCCGGCGGGCGATCTGGTAGGCTCTGAAAAAAAGTTGCGCATCCTGGCAGAGCGCCGGGACGCTGCAAAGATGATTATTCGCTTCATGGCTGAATCGCTGGAAGAGATGCAGTACATCCCTGAACAGATCGAGGCTGTAAAGAAAGAAGCCAAGGCGAATTATGACCAGTTCCTTGAATGGAGCAAAGACGGTGAGGAAGTAGCCTATGACCGTCTGCGCCGCGTCATCGAGGACATTTACGGTGTAGGAGCCATGGTGGAGCGCGTGGAGGGAGAAGATCCTATTTTCGGTAAGCCCCTTTTCAAGAAAGATTTTTGAATTTTGGGAGGATTGAGCAGTGAAGGTACACGAGGCGGAAGTAATCTTGAAGTATTATGCAGACATCCCGCAGCGGATAGAGATCATCCGCCGCCAGTGTGCCGCGCTGAACGATGAAATAGACCCTATGCGGGGCATGGGAACAGATGGGATGCCCCACGGCGGGGCACCTGGGGACAGCACCGCAGCAATGGCCTGCAGGATGGAAGAACTGGGCATCGGCGAACAGCTGCGCCAGCTGGAACGGCAAAAGGAGATTTTGCTGAAAGATCAGCACACTATTCAGGTACAAATGAATTGGCTGGATAGTGGCCACAATCTGATTTTGACGGAGTTCTACATCAGCCACAAAAAATGGCACGAAGTACAGCAGCAGGTGCCGTACAGCGTGCAGCACTTGAAGTATCTGCGGAACGTGGCTCTTGCGCAGCTGGGCCGGGGTCTGGAACGGCTCCCGGGGTGTGCCGCTCTATTATCGCGTGCGTTAAACACGCGCGAGGACAAGCCGCGGGCGGATGCATGGGCGGAGGGCGATATTCTCTTATAGGCAAGGCGGCCTATGGAACCTCATGCGCAGGCGCTTCCGCAAAATCGTGTCCACCATCCGCAGAAAAACAAACACGACTACCACGAAAATCTGAAAACAGGCATAGAAATAACCCGGCGGACAGTTGGCCTACCGGGTTTCGTGCAAAGGAGGACAAAGCTATGGGAAAGAAGCATAAAAACAAGGTTCGGGTGCTGCCCGGAAGGATGTATAGGCTGGTGCGGAGTGACAGGAGTGTATACTGCGACGCAGAGAACGCGCTCAAAACCTGCTTTATCAAAGAAACCAAAGAGCAGCAGGCCGCACGGGAAGAGGGCGAACTGTGCCGGTTCGTGAGGATGGCACCGGATGGTGGCGTTGAACTGATTTCAAACGCAGGAAGCGTAGTCCGTTTCAAGAACGCAGAAGATCTTGCGAAAACGCTGCGTTTCGCAAAAGATGTGCTGAGGGTTACGGAGGCCTTGAAAAATGGGAATCAAAATTGAACTGACCGATGATGAAATTGTTGAACCGTCTGGCGGAATAGCAATGTTTGGCCTTCCGGGCGGAGAATTTCCGGGGAACGAGGATGTGCTGTTTGATCTGCGCTGGTCTGTGATTCCGAGGAGAGAGGGCGGAATTGAAGTCTTTGGCGGAAATGATGGCAAAATAGTCCTGGAATCGGAAGAAGAGGTAAAGGATCTGTGCGAAGCTATGATACGTCAAATTAGGGCAAAACCGATATTCTCGGATTCAGGAGAGCCGCTGCTGGACTGCCAATCTGAAAGGCGGGCAGCTGAACCGGATTTACGCGAAGGAGGACAAAGTGAAGATTAAAATTGAGATTGACAGCGGCATGATAAGCCCGCGAGAATATGCCGTTAGAACCATCGCAAAGGAAATCGTGAAAACTGGAATCAAAGAAAAGCAGATCTGGTACAACGAAGCGGCAATCCAAACCGAATTGGAAAATGCAGAGGTAGGAAGGCTCGTCAGGTGTTGGTTAAAAAATGTTTGGCCGCTTCCACAGCTACGTTCTTTGCGATCTCGATTATCACATCTGTGCTGAAAGAGCCGGCCTTTTTGGCAACGCTTTTGACCTTTTCCCAGTTCGTATCAGACCGAATGTTTTCAAGAAATCTATGCCCATCAGGCGTAATGCGGGAAATGGGAATGCGATAAGTGTCTTTCGAGAAAAGCGTTTCAACAAACCCGGATTTGACGCAATACTCAACGGCGTAAAAGAGATCGTCGTTGTCGTAGGTCTTTTCAAGTTCAAGCTGGTAGGCTGGCGGCGTTTCCGGGTCATCCAGCAGGAAGTTGTTCACATTGTTTTTCTGGTAAGAAATGAAATAGCAATAGTGGTTATAGTCTGTGTACTCTTCTGCGCAAAGCATAACGGCGCGGACGCAATCCATGTTTAACTTCATACAAACCATCCTTTCAACACCATAAGCCCGTCAGGTCATCGACCCGGCGGGCTTTTTTGGATTTTGTGATTTACTTTTCGTGCGGCTGGTCATCCGGCGGAGCGTTGCGCTTGATGATGATCTGCGCCTCGTTGGGATCCCGGCCTTCCTCCACGTTGGCCTGGGCAATCTGTTCAGCCAGACCTACCGGCAGACCGTTTTCGTCCAGCGGCCCAGTGTAGCCGTCGTAGTCCACGATGTTGATGCAGGGCGGTGGCGGGACGGTCTTGTAATACCTGCCGTCCTCATAGTTCTGATCCGTGACCCGGTTCCAGTAACCAATGTCGCCGTGCTCTTCCTGGGCGGCTTCCATTGCGTCTCTGGCCTGTTCTTCCGTCAGACCATCGAACAGCAGGCGGGAGCCGTCTGCAAAGGCAGCGACCAAACGCCACGGCGCGAAAAATTCTTCGTATTCCATGCAAAACCTCATTTCGTGAGAGAAAATGTATCAAAAAAAGCGGGTTTTCGTGATTGAATTGAACTTTTTGAAGCTGGAAAGTTGAATTTCGTGGTTAAAAAGCTGCTTTTCGCGGCTAAGACCGGATTTTTGCAGATAAATTGCAAATTTCGTGGTCAAAAAGTAAGATTTCGTGAAGTAAGATTCTTTACTCCGGGATGTAACCGTTCAGGCAGCGATTGAAACCGCGTTTCGTGAGGGCATCGGTAACTCTGTCCTCTGGGAAGTAGTAAGTAGACCCGTCTGCCGCAGGAACAGCCCCGGCGGGATATTCTGCACCGGTGTACCAGTCTGTTTCCGTGTCATACTTTCGGTGCAGATACTTGTAAACGTCCCTCTGGGCCTTGTCGAATACCTCAACGAACGAGAAAGACGCGCACGGTGGCAGTTCCGTTGCCAACATTGGCACGTTCTGCGCCAGCCATTCGGCCATCGCCGCTTTTGCGGCATTTCGTTTCGGCTTGCCCTCCCGGTGCACCGCATCCAACAGCTGCACCACAAGCGGCTTTGACAGGTCGTTCAACACCTCTTCCAGCGGGTAAGGATTTTCGTGCAGCAGCGGAGAGGTGCGCAGTTCCGGCACAAGATCGAGTTCGTGGCAGGTGATGGGCTTCTGCCGGTCATCTACGCGCTCGCTGGTGTAGCGCAGCATTTCCTTGATCTCGTTCTGCGCTGCATCGGAAAGCTGCTCCACCAGGTCGAGGCAGTCTGCAAAACTAAGCTGCGCTTCGTTCCGTTCGCCGGTGCTGCGGCCGGTCTTATAGGCTGCGTCAATGATACCCAGTTCCATGGCCAGACGGAAAACGTGCTTGCAGGGCTTTTTCCGGCGCACAAAGTCGTTGCAGGTGCAGCTTGCAAGGCTGGTCTGGTACGGATCTTTGCCGGACCCGTAGAAAACACCGGTTTCGTGTTCCTTGTCAATGCTGATGGGGCTGGTCTTGCTCTGCTGGGCGCTGGCAAGGCGCTTCTCTTCGTCCGCGTCTGCTGCGTGCTCTGTCCATGGGCCAAATGCAGGGATCATAGTCATAAGTGGGAACCTCCTCGTCAAATTTCGTTACATCAATGATAGATTAAAACGCAAATAAAAGCAATAAAAATACAAGAAGATTTCGTGACGGAATACGAGAATAACCCCGGCGGGCTGCCGGGGCTGGCTGTCAGAACGGCAGGCCGGTATAGTTACGCATGGGCATAGCATCGGCGGCGGGCACCAGCATATTAAGCAGCTGCCGGTATAAAGCCGGGTTTGCTGCACGCTGGGCACGGAAGTCCTCTAGGAATTGCGCCTGTGCTGCCAGATCGGCCAAGTTTTCGTCATCCACGTTGTAGCACTGGCATTGATCCCGCCCGGCGGAGTATATCCAACATCGAACCATGAAAACACATCCTTTCTGTTTCGTGATGCTCCCGGCGTAAATGTCGGGAAGATGGGGCGGGGTTACTTTGTCCGGTGCAGCCCTGCCAAAATATCCGGTTTCGTGTTAAGCGTTCAGCTGTAAAAACGTGCTCTGCGTGGGGATCAGGTGCCGGGTGAGGGTGTCGGTGTAGCTGGCCTCTCCCTCGTAGCTGTCAACCACACGGCGGTCTGCGGCGGCCATATCGTGATAGCTCTTTTTGCCGTAGGTGGGCGGCAGCCAGCCTTTGCGCTGTCCGGCGTAGAGGTTGAAGGACTTCAAAACGTCCGTGTTCGTAAACTCGATGTGGCAGGTGCCTTTCTTGTAAAACGTGGCGGTGAAATAGTGCAGCTGGATCTTCTGGGTCTGGCCGCTCTTTTCGGCGGCATCCAGCACGGCGCGGAGTTCGTCCCCATTGTAGGGCTTGCCGTTCGTGTCCAGAAAGTGCAATACACGCTCGATCTGGGCAACATGGCCTGTTGCGTTGTACCGGGGGCAGAAACGCCCATCGTATGTATCAAAGGCGTTGCAGCGGAAAATCACCTTGCGGTTGATCTTGTACGCGGAGTTCGTGCACCAGCCGTTGTAATAATGCACGTTCTTGCTGTACTCGTCGTTATAATGCAGGTTCGTCCAGTCGTCGAACAGCTTTATAATTTCGTGGTCGATGCTGGAAAGAAGATTTCGTGAAATTTCTTCCCGGACGGTCAGAATGTTGTACGCGCTGAAGTCGTAGCCTTCAAGCTCTTTGATTCGCTTCTGATAATCCTGCTGCATTTCGTAGGTCATCGCATCGAACAGCTGCGGCATTTCAAACAGCTGCTTCCAGTACATCCCGCGCAGTTCCCGGATAGCGTCGTTATAAGATTTCGTGAAAGCCATCACGGGGTTTTCTTTCTTACCAGCGCCGGCAGAGGAAAACAACGACTTGATTCCGTTGTACTCTTCATAGATCCGGCGCATACCCTCTGCGGCGGCGTTGTACCGCTCAATGGCTGCCGTGATGGGGTCGGAAGATACCAGGGCGGCAAACTCCGGATTTTCTTTCAAGCGCTCTGCGGTTTCGTTTTTCAGATCCAGGCGGATCCGGCTCACCGGCTCCCGGTCGGGAATGTCCACCGACACAAGCGCCACCTCCACGCGGGCGGCGCGGCGGGCGTTCTTGAACGCATCCGGGATATATTTTACCGTGGCGTGCAGCTCTTCCAGCTTTGCGGCCAGCTCTTTCCGTTCGTTGGTGCAGGGGTTGCGCAGGGTTTCGGCGTTGAGCAGGCAGCGGATTTTGCCGCCGTCCTGCATGACATCCAGCGCTTTGAGCAGGTGCGCGGCACCGGCGGAGAAAGGCGGATTCATGACGATTGCGGCGTATTTCGTGGTGGGGCGGAAGGTCAGAAAGTTATCATGCACCACCCGAAAACCGTCTTTCTTCAGCACGGCGCGGAAGTCGCTGGAAAGCTCGATGCAGTCAAACTCCGCGCTTCGTGCCTTTTCCTTGTCGTAGTAGTCAACCTCGCCGGTCTTGTGGTCGTGGTGGACGTTGAACGCCAGGGCATGAACCTGACGCGCAAGTGCTCCATCACCGGCGGACGGTTCAAGGATGGGTTTCGGGTAGGTGGTGAACCCGGATTTTACTTCCCGCAGGGAGAAAACCATATCAAAGGCCAGGCTGTCCGGCGTGGGGTAGAAGTCCAGGGAATCGTTTGGGGTGGTCATCGTGTAAACCTCTTTTCGTGTTTCGTGATATGCCCGGCGGAATGCTGGGCGGTGGGGCGGGGCCGCTTTATCCGGTGCGGACCCTGCCAGGGCGTCCGGTGCAGGTCATGCAAACAGGCGGTTGCATACCTGCTGTATTTCGTCGTTCGCCTTCATCGGGGCAATGAGCACGGCCACGGCGGCGCGTTTCGGGTCTATGGTGTCTGTTGCCAGGATGGGCGCAAACGGGTTGTTGCTGCCGTGGTAAACAAATTCGTGATGATCCACAAAAGCGTCATACTCCGAATTTATCATGATGGGAAGTGAACCGTTGCGGAACATTCGGAACGTGCCCCAGATCTTGCCCTTCATCTCGACTTCCTGTAAAAGAGAAGTGCGCTTGACCTCTTCTTTGCAGTTGCTGAGCTTCTGGAACATCTGCGCGGCGGTCAGCTGGTGCGGATCGTTGGCCACAAACCCGTCATCGCTGGAAACGATGGTCACACCATCGGCGGGGGCTGCCTGCATGGTCACGGGCTGGATCACTTCCGGGTAAAGAACGGTGGGCAGCTTGAACGCTGCATAGCCGGTGAAGATGTACACGCTGCCACCCTGGCAGGTGATCCGCACGGCGTTGCGGTTCTTGGCCTGGCCTTTCAGATAGGCGGTGATCTTCTTCACATTCAGGCCGGCGGGGGCGCTGTTGGATGCTCTTTTCATATTGCAAAAACTCCTTTTCGTGTTTCGTTCTGGTTTTCGTGCCCGGTGCGTTGCCGGTGCGGTGGGGCGGGGCCGCTTTGGCCGGTGCGGCTCTGCCAGGGTTTCCGGTTCCGTGTCAGGCGGTGAGCAGGTAGCCGCGGCGGGCGCAGATGAGGCGGAGGCGGGCGGCGGTGATCTGCTGCTGTACCTCTGCAGGGCGGCCGGTGCACTCTGCCTTGCGGCGCAGCGCCTGAAGGGTCCACTGCTGGCGCAAAATCTCGTTGATCTGGTCGATGACGTTGTTAAACTTTTTCATGGTTCAAACTTCCTTTCGTGTTTCGTTTTGTGGTGATCCTCCCGGCGGGGTGCCGGTGGGAAGTGGGGCGGGGCCGCTTTGAGCGGTGCGGCCCTGCTGGGGTGTCCGTTTTGTGTTATGCAAAACAAAGCTGCTGCACACTGGGAACCATTTCGGG